GCATAGCAATCACAGCCATGAATGAAATGGTCAAACTGTTAGGTGGAGATGACGTTGTTGCAAAAATTGAGGCAGCCCCGTACTCGGCAAGGGTAAGAGCGCAGCATTTGTTTGAAGACGCACCACAGCGCACCGCAGCCGAAGGCGAGGACACTCGTAAAGCATGGGTTGGGTTGACGGATGAGGAATTTCAAATGATTTATGACATGGGACGCACACCAGCAGGGATGATGGAAATGGTCGAAGCCAAACTCAAGGAGAAAAACACATGACTAAACCAATGAGTGATGGTGGTAAAGGCTCAGGAAGGCGTAAGGAAGACGTAAGTAAAGTTAAGTCTAATTGGGACTTGATTGATTGGTCTAAGAAGGCACAAGAGGAACCTAAGATGAACGAATATGACGATGAAGACATTGAAGACAATGAGCGTAGCGAGGATGCTGATGACTATGAAGACTGTAGCTGGTGTAGTGGCTCAGGAGAAGGCATGTATGACGGTTCAAACTGTAAGCATTGTGGCGGCTCAGGCGTAGAACCTTATGAAAGGGTTGATGATGATTACGTATAAATCTATACACATCAAAGAATGCTGGCCTTACCAGTACGAGGAACCTGAGCGTTTAGTAGTTAAACGTAGAGTGCATACTCGTGAGGCTATGAACAGACAGAATGATCTTAAACGTGCTGCTTATCATCGTAGGAAGGCTTCTATGGTAAAGACTAATGATGGTAAGAAGCTACTAGGCTTACGTGTGTTCAGCATGTCATGCGACGAGATGAGTGAATCTATTTGTGAAAGGTTAAACAATGACACAAGATGAAATCATTGAGATGGCTAGACACATTGCAACCGCACTTGGCTCAAGGATGTGCGACGAAAACGGTGACACGCATGGAGAAGATTTGTATTGCATGGCTTTTGATGACATCGTTGATTCCATCAAACTGGTAGCAGACGTTGCCACTGCTAAAGAGCGTGAGGCGTGTGCAAATCTATGTGAAGACTTTGATTCACAAATCAGCGACTGCTGTGCCGCCGCAATCCGAGCAAGAGGTGAAGAATGAACTTAAAAGTAGCTTCTAAGTTCCTACGTCACGGGCCTTGTGAGGCTTGCGGCTCTAGTGATGCAAACAGCTTCTATGATGATGGTCATACATATTGCCACGCTTGCCAAGCCTATGAAAACGAAGGTACTTACACAGAAGTACAGACAAAATCAACAACAAAGGTATTTCAGATGAAACAAACTGGTGAGATTAAAGCTATCGTAGATCGAGGTATCTCACGGGATACTTGTGAATACTTTGGTGTTACTCAAGCTGAAGGTAAGCACTACTATCCTTACTTTGACGAAACAGGTGCTAAGGTAGCTGAGAAGATCCGATCAGTAGAGAACAAGACTTTCTCCATTGCAGGGAATTTCAATAAAGCTACGCTCTTTGGGCAGAATTTGTTTCAAAAAGAAGGCAAGTACATCACTATTCTCGAGGGTGAGTTAGATGCTCTTGCAAGTTATCAAATGACCGGATCGAAGTGGCCTACTGTAAGCATCCGTAACGGGGCTTCAGCGGCTGTTAAGGACTGTAAGGCTCAGTATGAGTACCTAGATAGCTTCGAGACTATCGTGATCTGTTTTGATGCTGATGAACCCGGACAGAAAGCTGCTAAGGAAGTAGCTGAACTGTTCGGAAACAAGGTTAAGATTGTTAAACATTTAAAGGAGTGCAAAGATGCCTGTGATTACCTCATTAACGGACGAGGAAGTGAATACGTTAACCAGTGGTGGAGAGCTGAGAGTTATGTACCCGATGGGATCATCCAAGCCTCAACACTTTGGGACAGCGTATCTGCACCTGAACCAATCGCAGAAGCCTTCTATCCCTTCAAAGGACTTAACGAATTACTATATGGTCTCCGATCTAGTGAACTCATTACAGTTACAGCTGGATCAGGCCTTGGCAAGAGTCAATTCCTTAGAGAAATCCTCTATCGAATCCTCGAAACAACCAAGTGGAACGTCGGAGGAATGTTTCTGGAAGAGTCAGTACGAAAAACTGCTAGAAGCATCATGTCGTTACACGCAAACAAAAAGCTGCATCTACCGGACACATCCGTAACAGAACAAGAATTGAAGGAGGCTTTCGATGCCACTCTGGGTACAAATAGGGTTTATCTCTTTGATCATTTTGGGTCTTTGGCTATCGACAACGTACTCAATCGAATTAGGTATATGGCTCGTGCTTGCGATTGTCGTGTTGTCTTTCTTGATCACATCAGTCTCGTTGTTTCTGGTATGGATGGGAATGATGAGCGCAAGTCTATTGATGTCTTGATGACTCGATTGCGTACATTGGTACAGGAGACAGGTATTACCTTGATCTGTGTATCACACCTTAAACGACCTAACACTGACAAGGGTCACGAGGACGGAAGCGCTGTATCGTTGTCTCAGTTACGTGGCTCTGGTGCTATTGCTCAGTTGTCTGACGCTGTTATCACTCTTGAACGAAACTCCATGAGCGATGATCCTGATGTACGTCATACAACCAAGGTAGCAGTAGCTAAGAATCGCTATAACGGCTTAACAGGCCCTGCTTGCTCCTTGAAGTACGATATGGACACAGGGCGTATGCTTGAAGTCACTATGGAGGATCTATGACTAATTTAACTTTGAAAGAACGTGAACGTCTTGCTTATATCAATGGCGATATTGAATTAGCTAAAGTACTTGGTGAACTCAAAGACGCTATTGATGAAGCTGAATACAATGAACGCTATTGTACGGAGTATGGCAATGATTGAGATGATTATCGTAGGTACTATCGGTATCGGATACGCTGTTGTAGGTACGCTACAGTGGCTCAAAGGTGACATGGGTGCTGGTATCATGTGGCTAGGATACTCGTTCGCTCAGATAGGCCTTTTCTTAAACTTAAAATGAAACGCATAGCACTCGACATTGAGACTAACATGGCACATGATGTAATCCATCTATGTGTGACTCAGGACATTGACACAGGGGAAGTAAAGGTATGGAAAGCTCCAACAGGACTTTGGGACTACTTAAAGGACGCTACGTTGATCGTGGCTCACAACGGAATATCCTTCGACTTTCCGATCTTAAACAAGCTCTGGAAGACAAAGATTGGATTGAAGAAAGCCTACGATACACTCGTAGTAAGCAGGTTGTTAGAGCCAACAAGGGAACAGGGACACTCTCTGGACGCTTGGGGGAAGGAGCTAGGAGTTCAGAAGCTGGACTACAAAGCAACGTGGCAATGGATGATGAACAGAAGGGAAGAATATGAAGGAGAATGCTTTGACGCGCCTATTGAGCAGCTTCTTGAGTTTTATTGCAACCGTGATGTCAGTGTCCTTGTGTCTCTTTATTCTCGCCTTAGCGGGGATGTTGTTAGCAAAGGCTTTAGTGATGACAGCGTCATTCTTGAGCATAATGTAGCAGCTATCATTGATAAGCAGACTAGAAATGGATTCAAGCTCGATGTAGTTCACGCGACTTGTCTTCTCTCTGAACTCAAGGGGAAGATGAGCGCTATCAACGACAAGATGCAAGAACTCTACCCACCTTATGAGGTTGAGAGGTTCTCAGAGAAGACAGGTAAGCAACTCAAGAGTGAGATCGTTACGTTCAATCCTGCTTCAAGACAACAGATTGCTGAGAAGTTGATTGGATTAGGGTGGAAACCTACTAAGAAGACTGAGAAGGGTTCAATCATCGTTGATGAAGGTACTCTGATGGGTTTGAAGTATCCTATTGCTCAGTTGCTCGCTGAGTACATGATGCTTCAAAAGCGCATAGCTCAGATTGAATCTTGGTTGGAAGTAGTGGGTGTAAATGGGCGTGTTCATGGTAGAGTTATCACCAATGGAGCGGTCACCGGAAGAGCTACCCATATGAAACCCAATATGGCTCAGATTCCTAATTCAGGATCTCCATATGGCCCTGAGTGCCGACAGTGTTGGACTGTGGAAGACGGTAATGTTTTAGTCGGTGCTGATGCTAGTGGCTTAGAGCTACGAATGCTTGCACATTACATGAAAGATGAAGCGTATGTCAAAACGGTCTGTGAGGGAAGTTCTAAAAATGGAACGGACATCCACACGATTAACCAAAAAGCAGCCGGCTTACAAACACGCGACCAAGCGAAGACATTTATTTACAGCTGGATGTATGGCGCAGGGCCTGCGAAGGTTGGATCGATTGTCGGTGGTAGTGCTAAGGATGGACAAAGACTTATCGATGCCTTTCTTAAAGGGACTCCCGCACTCAAGCGTCTACGTGATAAAGTATCCGTATATGCGTCCAAGGGCTATGTACCGGGGCTTGATGGTCGTAAGATTTGGGTTCGTTCTGAACATGCAGCACTCAATAGCTTACTTCAAGGGGCAGGTGCAATCGTGATGAAAAAGGCTATTGTCCTGTTTGACGAAACTGTTCGTAAGAATAAGTGGGATGTCAAGCTAGTTGCATGGGTCCACGATGAAGCCCAAATGGAGTGTAGATCAAAGATGCTGGAATTGTGTATAATCTGCGCTGTCCGCTGTCAGGGGAGTACTCTGTCGGGGCCAACTGGAGGGAAACCCATTGATAGATAAATCAGATAAGATTAAAGATCAAATAATCTTAAACATTTCAGACGAATCGTTTATGATCCTTCATAGCGAATCGTTAGACATTTTGGATGTATACTTGGTGCTCTCAGCAGCTATTGATTACATTGAGGATGAAGCAGATGCTCTTTCTCGCAAAGAAGGTAGCTATCTACAGTAGAATCAGCTTGATCCGACACGGTTGTTGAAAGACAGCTAAGCTCCGTATGACGCTATGCACATAGCATAGAGGGTCTGGAGGGCAGTGTCCCTGTAGTATGGTAAGCAGGATTTTATTAACTTTCAAAGGAATTGAAAATATGTCAGATCTTAAACCCGTACAAATCCAAGGCGAACTCTTCTGGAGTAAGTGGATGGCTGAATTTAACAAAGCATTCAACACAGACAATGACCGCTATGAATGCACCATCGGTAACATCAGCGATGATGACGCAGCTAAGCTCACAGGCTTGGGTATTAAAGTGAAACACAAAGATGCTATGGGTAACTTCATTGTCGCTAAGAGCAAGTACTTGTTCAAGCCTACTGATGACAACCTAAAGGAAGTCCCCATTGAAGCTTTGGGTAATGGGTCTAAGTGTGTAGCTATCGTAGGTTCATACACACATCGTATGTCATCTAAGCATGGCAATGCTCCATCGCTGAAGACAATCATGGTGACTGAAGTTAAGACTTACGTCCCAGAAGCATCTACGGATGACGACGAAGCCCTCTAATAAGAGACCTTCACTGGCAATCTTGGACGCAGACGTGATCGTGTATCGATGCGGGTTTGCTTCCGAGGATGTCAGTGAAGAGATTTGTTTAGGTAGAGTGACTAAGCTAGTCAATGAGATTGTTTACCAAGATCTCCAATGTGATGACTACAAAGCGTACATCACTGGTAAAGGTAACTATCGCAATGACATAGCAGTCACTGAGCCTTACAAAGGGAATCGTAAAGGAGCTACTAAGCCTATACATTATGATGCTATCCGTAAACATCTCCAGCGCCTTGGTGCAGAACTGGTAGAAGGGCAGGAAGCAGATGATGCGGTGGCTATTGAGGCTACTAAGACAGGTGGATGGATTGTCTCCATTGACAAAGACCTAGATCAAGTTGCAGGTTGGCATTACAATTTCGTGAAGCATGAGGAATACTACGTTACTGAGGAAGAAGGTCTTCGTAACTTATTCACTCAAGTGCTCACAGGGGATCGTATTGACAACATCATTGGCTTGAAAGGCATTGGGCCTAAGAAGGCTGGAAAGCTTTTAAAGGATTGTAAAACTGAAAGGGAATACTATGACGCTTGTCTCAAAGCTTACGATGGTAATCAACTTCGTGTCGATGAAAACTTGAACTTACTATGGCTTCGAAGAACACTAAACCAAACGTGCCCACTAGTTTCTACCTCGTTGGATGTCAGTGGAACGTCAAGTACGTAGAAGATTTGAGTGAGTATGGTAAGTGCGCTTGTGATACTCAGACAATCTTCTTACGTGCAGGTATGAACAAAGTGTTTACTGAACAAACATTCTGCCATGAACTTGTACACGCTATTATGTTCTCTATGGGGCATACGCAGCATGAAGAAGTCTTTGTGGATGCCTTTGGTCAGTTATTGCATCAGTATGAACGGACTAAACTGTAAGATGGTAACTCGTAAAGTAATCAGTAAGAAACGTGCTCATGCTCTCAAGAATGGTTATCGATCAGGTCTTGAAGAGGACTTGGCTGACTCTCTTAGAGCACGGGGCGTTAACTTTACTTATGAAGAAACTAAGATCAAGTACATTCAGCCTGCTAGTGAGCACCAGTACACCGCAGACTTCGAACTTGAGAATGGAATCATCATTGAGTCAAAAGGCCGCTTTTTAGTAGCTGACAGGAAGAAACATCTTCTCATTAAGCGACAACAACCTCACTTAGACATCCGCTTTGTGTTCTCTAACAGTAAACAGAAACTCAACAAAGGCTCACGTACCACATACGCTGCTTGGTGTGAGAAGAATGGCTTTCTTTTTGCTGACAAAGAGATCCCAGAGCATTGGATTAAAGAAAGACGAAAGAAGGTATCTGATGGAACTTACATTACTGAAGGAAAATGAGGATGGTAGCGCAACGTATCAGTTTGACATGACTGATGAAGAGCGTGTACAGCTTCTAAGTCTAGGGATCATTACAGCATTGAAAATGGGAATTGAAGAAGGGAAGAAATACGATGAGTCAAGTAAAATTAGTGTGGGTAACGCCTGAGGCTGAGAAGCTAATCGCTTATATGGCCCGTGTGTCTAACCCTAAGAATCAAGATAACGAAGCAACTGCCCCAAAGTTGTTAAAGTATTTGTTGAAGAATAAACACTTTAGCCCTTTCGAGATGGTAAATGTCTGCGTTGAGATTGAGACAACAAGGGATATCGCTCGGCAGATTCTCCGTCATCGAAGCTTTACGTTTCAGGAACTGAGTCAACGCTACGCAGTCTCTGAGGGGTTCATTCAGGACTCTCAAGCACGTATGCAAGACGAGAAGAACCGTCAGAATAGCCTCTACACTGATGACATCAGCTTACAGAACTGGTTTGAAGGTGCTCAACGTAGGTTAGTCAATGAAGCTAAGTTCTTGTACTCAGCAGCGTTGGATAAAGGTGTCGCTAAAGAGTGTGCTCGTGTGTTCCTTCCTGAAGGCTTAACTGTCTCCAAGATGTACATGAACGGAACTCTTCGTAGTTGGCTACACTATATTGACATCCGTTGTGATTCTGCAACACAGAAGGAACATCGTGACGTAGCTGACCAATGTCGTGATATTATCTTTGCTGAGTTTCCAACGATTAAGGAGCTGTATGGCGAAGCTAGTAGTTCACTATAAACCTCCTATGTTCATCCCTGATTGGACTAAAGGGTACAAAGTGTACGTAATTGACCATCCTCGATTAGGGTGTAGAATGATAGAGACAGCACCAGTTGTTAAGGACTACGGTAACGGAATCTTTGAGACTGCTTATGTCGTATATCACCCTATGGACGGAGAGTTCTATGACACTTAACGAATACTTTCACTTGATTGTTAACAAACCACCTGTAAAGGAGAAACCTATGAACTTTTTAAAACTTTTAATGTTCTTCACTGAGCAACTTGAAAAAATCAAGAATCTGTGGACTAAACCTGTAGCTTTTCAAGATACTGAACAACCCTTAGAAGAGGATTATTGGGCTTTTGAGATGTACACGAATGAGTGGATTGATGAGCATGGTGAAACTGTCCCTGTTAAGCATACTCTGACTATCGAGCCTCACGAAGGTACTTGGATGGAAGTTATTGACCGTGTAATTGAGGAAATTGAGAAACATTACGGCTACGACATCAAATCTCGTGTCTATTATTCAGTTG